ACCCATCTCAAAAACTAAGTCTAAGAATTTATCTTCTAGTTCAACCATCTGTCTGCAAATATCGTATATTTCTTTTTTAAATTCATCTGTCCAGATGTCTATGTTTTCTTGAATGAATTGTCTAAACAGTTTGGTCATAGCTTCAACGTGCATAGATTCATCACGAATAGAATAAGTTACTATCTGTCCCATGCCTTTCATCTTACCGAACCTTGGAAAGTTTAATAAGATAGCAAAACTGGAGAACAGTTGTAGTCCTTCAGTAAAGGCTGAGTAGACTGCTAAAGTTTTAGCTATACTTCTTTTATCTTGTCTGGTAGTTTTAATATCATTAATGTATTCATGTTTATCTGACATCTCTTCGTATTCAGCAAATGCTTTATATTCATTATCAGGCATACCAACTGTATCAAGTAATAAACTATACGCATGTTGATGAATAGATTCCATGTTCGCAAATGAACCCATCATCATACGAGCTTCTGGTTTTCTAAAGATACGCATGTATCTATCAATATAACCTGCACCAACATCTACATCTGATTGCGTAAACAATCTAAATATTTGTGTCAGTAAATTCTTTTCTACCTCAGTGAGGTCTTGCCAATCTTTAACATCTGTATGTAGTGGTACAGACTCTGGCATCCAATGCATTTGGTTCTGTAAGACATAATAGTCAAACATCCACGCATCATCAAATGGTTTATAATATTCTCTAGTGCCTAGCAAACTCATAATCTAACTCCCTTAATATTTCTATATATTCTACTGCTTCTGCATATTGTCTAAATAACTTATCAATAGTATCGACCACATCAGGGTGTTCGGCTACTGCGACTGGGTTGCTAAGATATAAACTTAAGTTAGTCTTAGCTATCATTTTTTGTGCTTTGTATTTTTTTTCCAAAGCTTCTAACATTTTATTATTCATTTTTTTCTACCTCTTCTTTTAATTTTTCAATAACAAAATCTTTAAACATATTTTTAAACATTTCCATATCCCAACCTCTTCTGGTGTGATAAATAAATTCATATATTAAAGAATCTCTTACTGCAAATTCTTGATTAATCTCTGTCATTCTTTGACGAATACAGTCTGTTGTTACTGCCCAAATAACTAAAGACTGATTATCATCTTCCCATTTAGATAAACTTTCCCAGTTAGGTTTAATTCTTCGTTTATCAAATCTTGTCATCCTTGTCCTCTATATTTTTTATAGCTTCTACGAAAATGTTTGTTCATAGTTGAGGTGGCTAAATTACCTCGACCTTGTGAAGTTTTTTTACCGTTTGCTCCTGCTACTGGTTTATGGGCGGTAGCAAATTGATTCTTTGATTTCTTCGGCACTATCCCTCACAAGCTATACAACCCTCATCAAGTTTAATACGAGGTATTTTAACATTAACATTCTCGGCATTTCTGGCAGCATTAGACCTAAAATAATATAAAGATTTAAGTTTACTAGCACCATACCAATGCACATCATTGACATACTGCATATAATCATCGTGAACTGCTTGAGGCTCAGTTGCTTTAGGTAAGATAAAAAATAAATTTACCGATTGCGACTGACAAATAAAATCTTGTCTCTTATAAGCATGTTCTACTATCCAAATTTGATTTATTTCATTGGCGGTTTTAAATATTTCTTTTTCTTCTGCAGTTAAAATATCAAGCTGTTGTACTGAACCATCATAACCAGCTATGTCTTTCCATAATTGTGTTAGTTTTTTACCTTTAATACCTTTTGACCTAAAAAGTTTTTCTAAGTATTTGTTTTTTACTTGGTAACTTCCTGAGAGAGTTTTGTGCGTATAAACATTAGCCCTGTACGGCTCAATCGAAGGAGATGTCCCACCACAAATAATACTAGAAGAGGCATTAGGAGCAACAGCGATAAGATGAGCATTCCTAAGCCCACTACCAGAGATATCAGGAGCCTCTCCCCGTGACTCAGCAAGTCCTTGAGAAGCCTCCAAAGCTTTTGTCTTGATGTGTTTAAATGCTTTATGGTTGAAGCCAGAAGCATAGATACTTTCAAAAGGTATTTGTTTAGATTGAAGGTAAGCATGGAAACCCATTGCTCCCAAACCAATCGACCTTTCTCGATAAGCGGAGTAAGTTGCTTTTGTAAAGCCTTCTTTCCCTGCTCGAATGTGTTTTGTAAATCTTTTAAAATTAGCATTGTATTCTCCTAATTGCGTAGTATCAACAGCATTGTCAATAAAATGCTGAAGCACATTATCCAACATAGTAACTAAATCGTTGATAAAGTTTTTATCCTTAGACCATTTATCAAAGTGTTCTAAATTTACCGAAGACAAACAACAAACTGCTGTTCTTTCTTCATCAGTTGGTAAAGTAATCTCAGAACATAGATTGCTCTGTTTGATTGCTAAGCCTAAGTCTTTTTGTTTTTGTGGTAAAGCTTCATTACAAGTATCTAAATTAACTATATAAGGCTCTCCTGTTTCTGCTCTCGCATTTAATACTTGCCACCATAAATCTCTAGCATTAATTGTTTTAATAGCTTCGTTAGATTTAGGGTCAATCAATCGCCATTCTTCGTCACGTTCAACAGCCTGTAAAAACTCATTATTAATATTGACTCCATTGTGTAAGTTTAAACATTTTCTGTTTATATCACCACCAGATTCTTTTCTCATGTTGATAAACTCTTCAATCTCTGGATGCCAAATGTTCATGTAAGCTGCGTAACTACCTCGTCTTGTTACACCTTGATTGAAGGCCAACATTTGAGAGTCTACGACATGCATAAAGGGGATTGAACCAGTAGACTTACTACCGTGAGCAGTAGATACCCCGTTACTACGCACATCTCCCCAATATCCACCAATACCTCCACCCGAACTAGCCAACCATATATTCTCGTCATAATGAGATGACAAACCAGTTCGACTGTCAGGAACATAATTAAGGAAACAACTAATAGGTAGCCCACGACTTGTTCCCCCGTTACTAAGTATAGGAGTGCTAAACATAAACCAACAGCGGGAACTGTAGTTGTAAAGTCTCTGAGCCAGTTCAAAATCTGTAACTCCTTTGAATGTTGCTCCGAAAACGGAGGCTCTTGCGAATGCTTCTTGGGCATGAGTTTCTTCTCCTGTAAAATATCTATCTTTTAAAGTATCAAGACTAAACTTATCTAAAAGTTTTTCATTATTATAATTAATTTTAATACCTAAGTATTCTTTGTCCCCTACCTTATCTTCCATTACTATCCTCTACATATAACCCTATTATACCGTAATGAATTATTTTCATTAGTTCTTTTCTTTTCTCATCTTTTTTACCACATCTCATGGCATACTTCATAATATTACCAATGCTAAAACCCTCACCATGTCCGGCATCTATAATCATATCAGTAGCTTGGTACTTTCCCTGAGAGTAATGTTGGTCATAAGTAGAATCAATATACTCTTTAATGTCTGCTAAGATTTTATCTTCGTTAAATTTGTATCTAATTGTCATAATATTAAGTCCTGTAAAGTTATGTTAGGGTTTTGTTTTACTTTTTTATAAAACCATCGTAAAGAATAAGCACTCAACATTAACTTATTATTAGCATAAATATGAGTTTGAGTTGGTAAAAATTCTTGTAAGTTTTTAGTAGATATTTTAGAGGTGTCTTCTCCTTCCGGCACCATAGTCCTCAACCACTCTACTAGTAGTTGTTCGCTTTTTCTTCTTAGTTGTTTAGCTTTCTTACCTCTCATAATAACTCTTCTACATTAGGTTCTTTGACTATCTTAGTAAAATAAACAGGACCTTTAGCATAATTAAAAACACGAAGTCCCTCTCCATTATTGGAGTCAGACCTACATTTAAATTTATAAGGACAGAAAGTACATTCTTTTGGCAACTTCATGTTACCAGCTTTACCTTCCGGTATCTCAGTGAAACAATAATCAGGTGGAGAATCTGATTTAATAATTTGTTTTACCTTATCTATTTTATCCTTTATATTGGGTTTGTCAAGGTCTTGAGGCCTAAAAAGAGCTAATTCTCCTGTCTCTTTGTTAAAAGCTAAGAAACCTCCCTCAGATGTCTTTTCTGCTGCTTCATAACCAGCTAGTTGAGCTAAGTAACCAAAGGTATCTTGTTCAGCTAAAGTGCCTTCTCTAAATTTACGAAAGGCATAACCAGAAGCAGTTTTAATATCTATTACTTCACCATCAATCTTACAGTCCATGTGTCCTTTGATACCCTTAACTGAGACTTGTTTTTGTTGAGCAGTAACTTTGTGTCCAGCTAATTTAACAAAGAAAATTAATAAGGCTTCTAAAATATGACCATACAAAAACTTAATAAAAGTCGAAGGCTCTATTGAGCTTGAAGTATCTCTTTCTTCATGCATATCATACCAGAGTTGCCTTTCAGGTCTACCAATGTTGGACATGCGTAAAGTTTGACTAGTGGCTTTATTCCTTTTAACCGGAGTTGCCCACTCTTTAACAGCAGATACAATGTCAATGCCTAATTCTTCTAGAAGTTTATTTGAGATTTTAATTTTATCACCATCGGCTAAGACCCCGATAGTGTTGTAGATGTCTTCTACTAAAGTATCTAAAGATTTATTTTTCTTGCTCATCTTCTAATTCCTTAAAAGCTTTAATAACATCAGATGAGAAAAGTTTTTGTAAGTTTACTAAATACATTTTACTAGCATTGTGGTCGCCACCAGAGACAGTTTTAAAAGTGTCTAGTTCTTTAACTATGGTTTTTAAAACATCAGTATGAAAAACTAAGGTACAGTATTCTTTATCGCCTACACAAAGATGGTGAAACCAGTAATCAGATTCAGTGGCTTCAATACCAGAGGGCTTACCATAACTTTGATATTCGATAGCTATGTTACCAGTTTTCATCCACATGCCTCGTTCAGACTTAACTTCAATCTTTTTGTTACAGAGCATTTCTGCAACTTTATCTTCTCTAATACTACCAAACTCTAAGTCTATATCAAACTTCTTGCGGTCTTGTTTAGTGGGTTTCACTCCAATTATCTCCGACTTTAAATTCGCCATCAAGGGGACAACGCATGTTATAGTATTCACCGGCATCACGAATACTTTCTACTGCTAACTGTCCCGCCTGATTTGCTTGACTTTCTTTCACTTCAATTTGCCATTCATCGTGAATGTTGGCAACAAATTTAAAATCAAGATTACAAGTTTTAAGTTTGTCGTATAATATTGTTAGAGCTTTTTTCATAACC